AAAATTTCTATACGGCTTAATCCAACTTGAAACAGCCGCTTGGTCCGCACCTTTTACTTGGGTTGATCGCACCGCAACAATCGTTGGCGGAATTTCTTATTCTGAGGGTGGTCGTGTTGGGCCTCCCGGTCAATCACAAACTGATGTAGGAAATTTGATGGTTACGTTTAAGGACGCATCAACGGTACCAATAGTTGGCGATATTGTTAGGTTGCGTCGGTACGGAACAAGCGAATATGCGTTTACAGGTTATGTGCAAGACGTTTCGCAAAGAATTGTGTTTGACAACACAGTTAAGTTATCTACACCAGTAGTTTTGACAACAATTAATTGCATGGATTGGGTGGGGTATGTTTCCCAATTTCAAGCTATTGGCGCAGGCGGCGCAGATAAAACAACTGGGGCAATTACAACAACATCGGAATACAATTGGGCATCTAGAATCGCCGCACTAAACCTGATCATTGACCCAACATATTCAACGTTAATGATTCAAAATCCTGTTAACGGCGCAGCAACATATTCAATTGGCGACACAGACTTTGTTGGTTCAATTACAGACCATCTCGATTTGCTCACCAACTCAACAACTTTCCCTTGGTTTGGAAATCATACAATTCCAACCAATATAACCACTGGTCGAACTAGTCTTGTTGCTTTTCACAATGAGGCAATATATGCTTCCAAAACTTTTACCGATCAAATTGGAACAGCTGGTCAACTTCATTACACGGAAATTGATTTTGAAAACTCAACACAAAATGTGGCTAACACAATCATTGTAAATAATCGAGTGAGGTTTGAAGTTCCAAACATTGAAGTCACCAAAATTGGTGGTTTTAACGAAAACAATTACATGAAAATCAATGACACTAATGTTGTTGGTTTGGCAGTTGATGGAACACAAAAAACTGTAAATTCAACTTCAATCACGACATACGGTAATCGTCAAACTGAAATTCAAACTTGTCTAGCAATGCCTGTGTCATCGGCGGGTTCTTTTAATATGCTTGGAAACCCGTCAATTGAATACTCCGATGATGGTTGGGTCAGGGGCAATACAAACTGTATTGTGCGCAGACGTAGGCCGACAGATGATGCTAATTCTTTCGCCGCTTATACCGGTCTATGGGCAATGCGATCACGACAAATTGTTGCGTCACCTAACGCACGCATTTTGTTTAGTGGTGGAGAAGCTGACGGTATTCCGGTCATTGCCGGGACAACATATTACTGGAAAGGTTATGGTGCTCGCGGTACAACATCGCGTACCGACATGCGAGCATTTTTAAGAGTCAATTGGTATGATGACAGTGAAACATTGTTGTCGCAAACGACTCCGGGAACGACAACTTTGACAACTGCAAACACTTGGTATTTGGTCAGCGGAAGCGGTGCGGCCCCAGCAAATGCTGTCCGGGCAACAATCGAAATGCTTTTTGAACGATCTGGTGGTGGAAACGTTACCGTTGGTGACCGCTTATGGGCGGACGCTTGGATTATGTCAAAAGCAGACATTGGCTATTTTGATGGAGATACACAATGGGATGCAACAAATGCTTACGCCTGGACTGGCGGAGTAGGTGCTTCACCCTCATACAAATTTCTAAATAATCTGGATGATTTGGGTGGGTTAATCCTTACCAATTCAGCAAACACTTCTATGCGCGCAACTCGAATTCGTTGGAATGCACAGGAAGACTTGAGCTCTGTTTCGACATTATCTGTGGGTCGAATCATCAACATTATTTACAAAGGCACTACAACTTCACATCGCATTGTTGGAATAGATGGAAACGTTGATCCACAACGTTACATAATTGATTACTACCTACTGAAAGTTGATATAACCTAACATGAACGAACTAATTAAGCGTATCCTCCGCATCGCATCATTCGCGTTGGGCGCAGCAATCGCCGGACTTGGTGCAGGCTCCGCAATAGGCCTCACAGTGGCTCAGAGTGCCCTTATGGGCGCGTTGACAGGTGTCCTGGGTATCTTTGGTGCCCTGGCATTCATTTTCGCTGGCAAGGGCCGTGTAGATGATGGCGATTTTGATGCCACCATCAACTCGGCTATCGAAACTGCTCGCGCGAAAGACGGAAAAAAGTGAGTGACGGGGTGGTGGTCACACTCGAAAAGATTTATGAAAAACTTGTCGAGCTGGAAATTCGTCTGGGCGACCACCCCAAACAACTCGACGACCACGAACAACGCATCCGCAACCTTGAAATGAAAGTATGGGGTTTCGCCGGAATATCCGGTGTTGCCGCCGTCATCGTTTCACTAATCGTAACGAAAGTAGGCTAAACCATGGTCGATGTAGATCTACACCCACCAGTCAAAAGCAAGAAACTGAGCGACGACTTTGCAGCTCACATCAAACGTGGCGCAGCAACCCCCGGCATTGACTACCCGGTCCCGGTTGGTACGACAATTTATGCTGCCGAGCGTGGCATTGTTGTGGCCGCATCGAACAACCCGAACAGTGGTGCCGGGCGAAACATTACGATTCGTCACCGTGACGGCTCACGCTCCATCTATTTTCACTTGTCTGTTGTCAAGGTGCGACCTTTGCAACGAGTCAAACAAGGCCAGATTATTGGTCTCACCGGTAACAGCGGCACACAAACCACAGGGCCACACCTGCACTTTGCCATCCAAATCAAAGGCAAATTTGTTGACCCCGAGAAAGTGTTTCGCAAAGAGCGCAAAGAACGTCAGGCCGAAAAGGCTGCGCTAGTCGTCGACAGCATGACACCAACGCATGAGATCATCCCCGAGTAGGTTCTAACCTTTCTCCCTACCGGGTGGGGCAGTCGTTCTAGGGGGCGACTGCCCCTGTTTTACGTTACCAAACTGTTACCTGAATATTCTTGGAAACTGTCGCGGAAACTGTAGCGGGGTGTTACATTGGTGATAACCAAACAGAAAGGCAAGACCATGATGCTTGTAGAAATCACCAAAAACTCGCTTTACTGTCCTTACTGCGACACAGTCGTTGAAACCAAAATTCACTGCGGCGAATACAAAATGCTGACCATTGATGAAGCCGTGCAAGACGGATGGATTGAAGCTCTCTAATGCAGAAGCAACAAGCATTTAAACTCGGACGCACCATCACCCTCGTAGCGGGGGTGCTGGTGTTCTCCGACACCATCTGGGCCATATTTCCAGCCACACTCGGCTTCGTACTGGTCTGGTATGGATCCCTCGACTGAACGCTGGCCACACGTCGACATTGTTCGTGACGAACTCCGCCGCATACAAGCCGAACAAACCACCGCCGCAGTCAAAGCTCGCGCCGCACACTTCGCCGAGCTCAAACAACACATGTCGGGGTATGACAAGACGCGCACCCGAATTGAACGTCGTACCTCTATGAGAACCTTTACTGAACGTATGCTCAGATACGGAGAAAAGGTGCTCAATGAACGAAAACAGAATGGTGGCACGATCACTAACTGATGAATGGTATAAAGCTCGTCAGCATGGTGTCTCAGCCACAACCGTTGCCAAGGCCGCATCAGGCCCTGCCGGTTACGATGCTGAACTACAAAACGCGCTGTTCCCCGAGGACAACGAAGTCGTCGACAACGAATACATGCGTTTCGGTCGTGACTATGAACAGTGGATTGTGAACGGTCTACCACACGAGTACGGTATTCGACCAAACGATTGGCTTATCTGTGGTGACGGCGATTACCGTTGGCACCTGGCAACACCAGACGGACTAAACGCCGACTGGTCAACAATCGCCGAAGTCAAGACAACGGGTAAAGATTGGGATGGCAGCGCAATCCCAATCCAATACCGTCGACAAGTCCAATGGCAATTACACGTCACCGGGGCTACCAAATGTGTGTTTGGTTGGCTACTTCGTGCCACCGCCGACAACGGTGACTTTGTTCCGGCATGGATGGAACCCAAACACATCATTATGGAACGCGACGAGGACATGATTGCGCAGCTCATCGACGTTGCCCAACGATTTATAACCGACTACAACAACTACAAGGAGATGCAGAATGGCTAGATTCAACCTGGCAGATTACGCAACCGTCCAAGAACGCATCGAAGCATTCTGGAAAAAATACCCAAACGGTGCAATCATCACACGCGATCTAACCACCGATGCCGACCGCGACCGCAAACAATGGCGCGTCTACGCCGAAGTATTCTTTACCTTTGACGAGCTGCGACCCCGAGGCACAGGCCTCGCATTTGAAATCGATGGTGGTGCCGGGGCTAACATGACATCGGCATACGAAAATGCAGAGACCAGCGCAATCGGTCGAGCATTAGCCACCGCAAATTTCACCACGTCAAAGAACCGGGCGTCACGTACGGAAATGCAGAAAGCGGAACGAGGCGCATCATCCGACACGCAAATCACCGCAATCGACGTACAAACCGCCGCAACACTCGACATACTCAACGCACTATGGTCACGCGCAGTCGACTCAGGCGACTCCACCAAACTCATAGCCGAATTCACAGCTCGCAAAAAGGCACTCAATGGATAACCTGCTCCGGTTGCGTATCGACGGTCGACCAGTCCCCAAAGGACGGCCACGCATGACCAAAACAGGTGGTGTCTACACACCCAAAACAACAGTCGACTACGAAAAAATTGTTGCGGCCGCATGGAACAACAAATATGGCATGCTGACACTTAACGGACGACTCCGGGTAACACTCAATTTCTACACGGATCGTCACGCCAAACAAGACGTAGACAACCTGGCAAAATCCGTCCTCGACGGTTTACAACGTGCCGGAGCATTCGCCCAAGGTGACGAACAAGTCTACTCACTCGGTGTCATAAAGTACCCGGCATCCGATAATTGGTGCGTCATGGTATCGATTACAACAATCGATGACTATGATGGCGACTAATCGCTAGCACGATTACCCCTAACAACTTCCCCCGGTCTGTGCTAGCAGGTCGGGGGATACCTATTGGAGACCACATGCAACCCGAACATCAACACCACTGGCTGCGCATCGGCGAGAACGGCACAACAGAATGTGTCATCTGCGGTATGCGCGTATGAGCTTCAAACTCGTCAAAAAGGTCATCCACTCCGATCGTGTCGACGGCATGCACAAACTCGTCCTCATCATCCTCGCCGACTACGTCAACGAAACCAAAGGCAACGCCGCATGGCCATCACTCACCACCGTTGCGCTACAAGCTGGGGCCAGCATTCGACACACCCGGCGAATCATCCGCGAACTCGAATCAGAGGGTGTCCTCACAACCATCCGCCAGGCAGGTCGATACGGCACAAACAAGTACGTAATTGACGTTGATAACCCTGTGGATAACTCTGTGAGGGCGGACACCCATGTCCCCCCTGGGGCGGACATTTACGACACCAAGGGCGGACATATGGAACACGTTAGGGCGGACACCCATGTCCTCCTAATAGATAAAGAACATATAAGAACAGATACGCTCGGCAGCGCCCCGGCCACAGGCCAGGGGGCGACTGCCTCGCTACAAAGAGATCATAAGAATGTTGCGACGGTCGGCCAAGGCTCCGCCGCCGACACGCCACAATGTGCGCAACACAAAACAATAGAATGGGAATGCAATACCTGCTACGCTTGGCAAGAGGAACAATGGAGAAAGGAAAAGCAACAATGGATACTCCGCAACCAAAAGTAATCGGCGCAATGAAGCACCTCCTCCTAGAGCTTCACAAAGTCGGAGCAATAACAGACGGCGACCGCGATCACCTAATCCGCGAATACGTCGTAGGCCGCATCATGAACTTCGGCCACCTCGCAGAATACCTACTCGCCACCCGGGCAATAGGATTCCACAACCACAACCAAATCGTCGCCTACGGTCGACGCTACGGTGAAACAAGATAAGGAAAACAGAAAATGGCACACGTCAAAGTTGAAGGAACCGTCGGGGCCTTACTCGGCGACATCGGATTCTTTCTCATTGAAACAATCCGCACAAAAGAATTCATGATGGAAAAGAAATGGAAAATTTGGGGGACACCAATTCCACCGTTTGGATCATTTGTGGAAGTAACTGGCGAAATGTCCACCAAGATTGCCAAGAATCAAGACGGCACAGATTATCTCACACAACAGGGAAACCGTTACATTGACAGCAACGTCAACTTCCCGGTTATCAAAGTATTGCGCGAAGCCGAAGTTGCGGCTCCAGATGTCAATAGCGACTGGGCAACCACACCATCCACCCAAGGAGCACCGTTCTAATGCACAAATCGTACAAAATGCGCATGTACCAACGACGACTCTGGCAACAACGCGGCACCATCATCATGACCGGAGCCGCCATCTGGGCAATCATCGCCCTCATCGTCATCCTCACCGTCAAGGCCGCACAATGACACTCGACGACATGTTCAACAACGTCCCACCACCCACCGGCAAACAATGCCGCCTCGACCTATGGCTCAGCACACTAAACGAGGACGACCTGAACTCATTCTGGCGAGCCATGGACAACGAAGAAATCCCCACACGCCACATTTGGCGCACAGTCAAAACAATCGGATGCCCCAACCAAGAATCATCCATCCGATCACATCGACGCGGCGAATGCCGAACCTGCGAAAGGAAAATCAATGACCAGCATGTACGAAATTGAAAAACAGATAGCCGCAGTCGTCGCCCAAACACGCATCCTATGCGAGCTCATGGGAATCGACCCCACACCAATGCCAGGCGACGAAACACCAGTCGACAACCTTGCCATCGAGGAACTAACCGACCCCGATGCTTGAGGATCTGTTGAACACGCCGCAGCCCCCGACCACTCCTGATGGTCGGGCGGCTACGGTATTCAGCCAAGAATGGAACGCAACCGGAGACGAATCCGTCATCAGCGTCGTAACAGACTCCGAGCTAGCACACGAACAAATACACGAATTCATTACCGGACGCGGCGGCATCATCCCCGACGGCTATGTGGCCACAATGCTCACAGCCAAATACAACCCAAACGCATGGACACGCGAAAAACCATACGACGCAGCCGGACGACAATCCCCAGCAATCACACGCGGCGCATGGTCATACACATTCAAAATCAGCAAACGCATCGACCGACAAAGCCAAGTCGACGATCTCATCAAACTCATCAA